CTTTTGCTGCCTGATAAAACGCATCTTTGATGCATCAATATAACGAAGTTCTTGGATACCTTCTTGTGGATTTTTTAAATCGATTACTTTATGGTAATAAAGTCTACCATCAATATACCAATTTCTATATATTTCGTGACACTTTTTATCAAAGTCTAAAAGATCTAGAATATATTTAAACTCTTGACGAATAGTTTTTTTAATTCCATCACTAGCATTTAGGTTAGATAACTCAATCGAAACAGGAGTATCATTAGTATCAGATACGATTGCTTCATTCACAATATCTTCGATAGCACTATCCACCTCTGGATGCAGTGCCATTTCTCTATATCTTTTAATTAATTCGAATTCTGTTCTATAGACTCCTTCTAAGTCTACATAAGAACCAAAAAACCCACTGCTTGCATAATGTTCAACCCCATCCTCATTATTAGATGGGATGGGGGAAACGGCAGTGGGTGATAGTGACTCAGTGTCCTCAATAGAGAACCCAAATAATTTTGCCATAATTTATTATTTTAAGTTTAACCTTTCTACTATTTATTATCCGTTTGGACCGCCAGCACCGGTTGTTGTGAATGACTGAACTTGGAATTCAACCGTGAATTCTTCAATTGTGTCTGAAGAATCATATGAAAGATCAATTTGTGATACATTGGTTGGGAAAATATCAACAAACTCATACTGCTTTAGAACAGCATTTGCGTTCCCTGAATTATCCTGACTGCTTGCAGATGAACCTCTACCCAACTGATAAACAGTTGCATTTGTCATATATGCACTTGGATCAGTTGCACCAATGTTTGTTCCGAGATCTGCAATTAGGTTGGACCATTCTTCAAAAGCATTTCTGAGAAGGAATCCTTCATCATTGATGATCGTTACAGTCCAGGTATCAATTGTTCTGTCTCCAGCAACCTTGAAAATTCTTCCACGGAATGGGACATCGATTGATGCAACATTCTGAGCAGGAAGCGCAGCTGCCTTGCACATAAATCTAAAATTTTCTGCATCCCAATTAATTCCATTGGGTAGAGTGGTCATCTCTACTTCAAATAGATTGGGGCGAGCGCCGCCCCCAACAAGTGCAGACTTAAACTGAGAAATTGTCTTGTTTTCTCTTGTTGATGCCATGATTTTTGTCCTCCTTTAGTTATTTAGATTAACGAATCAAACTCTACCAACTACTTCATCAAAACTTACTCCAGTGCGTGTGGCAACGAACGTGAGAGTTACGAAGTTAATTGACTTCGTTGGTTTTAAGAAGATATCTGCACGGAATTCATTGTTATCAATAACATCAGGAGTGTTGTTTGTTGTATCACAAACAACTAGGAATCCATATAGACCCCTCTTTGCCTGAACATCGCGGAGATATGGTTCAACGATGTTTCTGAAGTTCGCTCGTGTCAATTCGTCGTTCAGTTCGAAGAGTTGAGCTTGTGCAGCTCTTTCGAGTGCTTGCTCAATGGTCAGGAACAAACGACGAACGTTGATTCTATCAAACGCAGATGCATAACCTAAAGCCGTTTTGTCACCAAAGAGAAGAGTTCCAATTCCAGGTTGAGTAACAATTGAGTTAATTCTCAGTGGATAAAGTTTGTCTCTTTGTGCTTTGGTTGGATTGTATGCTAGTTTAATGGTGTTGTTTAAGATTCCTCTTTGCTGTCCTGCAGGTGAGAACCAAGGATAAGCAACAACATTTGTTCTAGTCATCAGACCAGCAACGTCAGCATTACAAGGAATGTAGACAAATCTGTTGTTGAATCTATCATAGGTATACTTATATCCACTATCAAATATTGCGTATGATGAAGATGCAAGTGGGCTAAAGAAGTTAATTAGATTATTTGTCTGGGTTGTTGTGTTTGTAACATTTACCAGATTTCCTCTGTGAGGTCCAATAGTTGCAACACAATCTTTTCTTGCGCCTGCAAGAGAGATTAGGTAGTTTGCCTTTGCTTGAGATTCGCCTTCAGAAGTCAGACCAGGACCCATGATTAAATAATCTACTTGGATCTCATCTTTGTTTTGGAAGTATCCGTATGCGGTGATTAGGTCAGAAAGTTCTGCCTTCATTCCACCATTTGCAGAATAATCAACTCCTGCTGCAAGAGTATATGATACGTTTCCGATTGCCGAGAAAGTTACTCCTTGAGCATCTTGTCCCCACAGACGGTCTCCCAATGCAATTGGGGTGAAGGATGCAGACTTAACGCCAGAATACGTTGTAAATCCAGTAGCAACTGGAACTGTATTATGATACGTATCAATTGCTGCTGAAGGATTGCTACCAGCGTAGATATACTGGGAGAAATCTGCAAGATACTGTTCGTACCAGATTTTTTGTGGGGAGTTTACGCTAGAAACTGCATCATTTGCCTTAGAGATGCTAACATGCTTCTCAAGAATGTTGCCTTTAATTCCAGAAACTGTTCCATTGTCATCTACGATAACAATGTGTAATGCATCATTCTTACCCTGTCTATCAGTTGCATAGACGTTGGAAGTTGGTTTTGCTGCAATTTCTTTCCAGAAGATTGAAGCATTGTTAAGACCTAAAGTTTGATTGTCATACCAATCAGAAACTGAAGTTGGAGTATATGGTGTAGTAGCAGAAAGTCCGGTATTAACACCAACATTATTAACAAAGGTTAGTGTGTCTGCAGTATCGAATGCTGCAAATGCAGTTCCTTCTGAATAATTAATTGTCGTCTCTGTTACGCCCGCCCCAGAAGTTTCTACTCTAGAAACAATCTTAACATCAATTTTGCTATTTCCACTTACAGTATCTGTAGAAACTCCAGTAATAATTCCTTTCAGGTATCCATTAAAGAATGCAGTAGTTCCAGTTGCAACTGATGGTACAACCACATTGACGAGAGGTGCTGTGATACCTGCACCTACGGTTGCACCTGCTTCAGCGAGATTGGTTGTTCCAATACCGATTATCTGGTCTGCCTTGTCATCAATGAAGCAAACTTTTAATCCATTTGCCCAGCTTCCTGGGTTTTTTGCTGCATATGTAAAGTTGGTTGCATCAACGTGATTGTTCATGTAATCGTCGTAGTTATCAATACGACCATTACCCGTTAATGTTGCACTCGCTGCATTAACACCAGCGTTTGCATTTGCCAGAGTACTTCCAGCAACTCTAACAACTTTAAGAACTCCTCCATATGAGAGGTATGATGCTGCGCTCATCCAGTATTCGTACTGGGTATCTGTTGAGATTGGCTTACCAAATACGTTGATAAGATCTGCCTCAGTACTAATATCAATAGGTTCGTTAACAGGTCCAATTTCAAATGGTCCAGCAATGGCACCAATATTATCTAAAACATTATCAGCTCTTCCTACTGTTAAATCAACCTCTCTGACGAGTACGCCTGGAGATAATTGAGGAGTCGCCATGTTTTTCTCCGTGAAGTCTCAGTTTATCTAAAAAATATTTATTAAAAAGTTACTTTACAGAGGGGAAAGATGACGTGAATAATTTACCAGTCAGGATATTCCCATCTATCAAAAATTTTAGTGGTTATTCTTCCCACAACACGCTTTATCGTGCAGTCTTTACATTCATAAGAATACGATGATGCAACTGGTCCTCTATCTTTTCTTGTTCTATAAAAGTCTTCAATTAAATTTTTTACCTCACCACAAACTCTACATTTTCTATCAGCAAGCAATAAATGACCAAGTTTTATTTGCTTGTCTAATTCCATCACTGATACTCCCACATATATGCCATATCACCATACTCATCAGTAAACCATCTGTCTCCATCAACGTCAACAAAACTTGTCGTATCTGTACCATCCACAATAAATCCAAATGGTGACATATCTTGTTCTATTTGGTTCTTTTGTTCTTCATATAAACGTTTTCTAATATCTTGGTCAGTTAGTTCTTTGAAGTAGTCTTGTGCAACCAACCAAGCATAAATTACCAGACACATTGCAAGGTCATCATTACAACCCTCCTCTGCTTCAAATGAGTTGTGCTTTGAAATGAAAGTCGTAAGTTCGGAAATTATTTCATAATCCTTGAAAAGCAATTTGTCACTCTCAATCATAGTTTTGAGATTGAGGGCACCAACTTTTTTTACAGTCTTGGACATCTTAACGCCAAGTTGAGTTTTCTTCCCAGAAAATCCTTGCCCCACAATCTGCCCTGCACGCCCCCTCATTGAGCACATTAAGACGTTTTGATACTCTAGGTCATAATGCAGCAATGACGCTACCTGGTCCCCAATATCGTTGACCTCACAGAGAATATATGCACCATTATAGTTCTTTGCTACTTCGTATATTACATTTGGAAATAGCATTGGTTTTATTTCATTGTTTCTATATTTTGCAACAACTGAATGGGGGAAAGAAGTTATATCAACAACGATAAATGCAGAGTAATCTTCACTCACTCCTCTAGCAACGTCAACAGTGATTACGTAGTCGTGGTTTTCTTTTACCTGTTCATATACATCTAATCCAGCATTCCTCTGAATTGGAGCGTCATAAATGAAACTTTTGAGTTTGCTTGGCGCAATCAATGTATCAACAGATCCAAGGAATTCACACTCAAACTCAATCTTAAATTGCTGTTCTGAGGTGTTCGCTATCGTTTGCTTTTTCCATTCCTCATCTCTTCCAGGGACTTCTGACCAGTGAACATCTGTTGGTACATATTCATTTCTACCCTTTTCAGCATCATGCCACATTCGGTAGAAATGATTCATACCATGTGGGGTTGAAACAATAATTACTTTCGTGCTTTTACCAGAAGTAATAGTAGGATAAACAGATGCAAAGAAGGAATCTGCGATATGGTTTGGAACGAAAGCGAATTCGTCCAAGAAGAGGATATTGAACGACATGCCTCGGACAGCACTTGCAGACGTAGAAGCAGCCAGAATCTTTGATCCATTTTCTAATTCGATGTTACCTTTATTCCAAGATATAATACCTTGCTGCATCCATTTTGGTAGGTTTTCGTAAGCAGTTGCTAACCTACTTAATAGTTCTCTTGCAGTAGCCGCTTTGTTTGCCAAGATACCAATATTCACACTATCATTAAAAATGAGGTAGTGAAGAAGATAGGAAACCACAGTTGTAGACTTACCAGTCTGACGCGGCATCTTACAAATATTAAATCTATTGGTATGGAAATTGTTGATTAATTTTTCTTGGAAGTGATATGGATGAAACTGAGTTAATCCCTCATCAAGAGAAACAATTTTGATATAGTTATTTGCAACGTAAACTGGATCGTCTTTACACTTAACAAACTCAAGAATTTGTTCTTCTGTAAACTCAATAGGAGTATTAGCCTTTTTTAAATTTGGATTACCAAGATATACACTATCAGTCATATTTTAATAAATTTCTCTCCATTGAAGAGCAGCAGCGACGTTAGCAGTAGCGTTACCTGTAGTAGTAATAGTTCTTACAACAAGCACATAAATTTCAGAGTTTGTTGAATCTATATTTTGAACAATAATATTTTTCTTTGCCTGACTTAATGTTCCAGAAGCAACTGGTGAAAGTGAGTTTTGTGATGCGCCAGAAGGAACATAACCAGACGCAAAAACATCACCATTAAAATAAGTTGTCGCATCAATACAAAACTCAACACCACTATTATCAGAAGCAGAAGTCCAAGTTAAAGTTCCTGCATTACTTAAATAAGCAGAACTTGGAAGTTTTATAACTTTATACACAATACTATTTGTTTCACAGAATAATGAAATATTATTCAATTTAACTGATATTCTATTTGGATATCCCTGAAAAATATTTTTGAGACGAATGGCAACCAAAGGAAGTTCTGTCCCTGCTGGTGTTGGTGTGGTTCTTGTAGTAGTCATTGTATAAGCAAAGTCAATACCACTTTCTACATATCCACCTTCTGACATCACAGAAGAACAAATCTGATCGAATGATGCCCCAATACCTACACCAGTATTTCGGAGTTCGCAACGAACTGGTAGGTTTGGATTTGCAATATAAACTGTGGTCTGATAGTTGGAATGGTTGAATTCGTGTGCGGTGATGAGTTGTCCATTATGAGCAAATCCACAACGAACTCTACCAACACCTAACCACTGAAAATCTATAAATGCAAGTTGAGTTTTTGTAATATCTAAATTGAACCCAGAAGTACCTGTTCCATCACATTTGTCTTTATTCCATTCCGATTGTGGAATTCTTGTTTCTGTTGCAATTCCACTTACAAAAGTTCTGATTACCCAATTGTTTGTTCCAATACCAGGATTTATTCCATCAGAAGTATTAAGTCCAACCTGTTCAAAATAAATTCCGTCTCTATCATCAAAATATCCAGTTCTTTTAGTTGCATTTTGTTGAGGAGCATAGAAGTTAAAAGAACTAAAAATTAGTTGTCCTTTTCCTGGTTGATAGTGATGATAAAACTTCGTTTGGTGAATACTAAATGCAGTTGTTCCAATACCAGTTTGCAATCTTGCTGCTGCTTGATTTAGTTTAAATGTTACTGTTGAACCAGTACCAGAAACACTATCTAAAAAGTTTGGGTCAATAGCATATAAGTGCTTGTAGTCACCAAGAGTAAATGGTTCAGAAACTCTACTTCTACCAAATGCATCAACCGCATTTGTATCTGGATTAATCGTTACAACAGTT